ATTTCACAGATTTTAAACGATATCCTCACTTCGTTCTTTCTCCTCTCAACCAACCTACCAACACAACGAGGAGTTCAATCACACGACAAGAGTATTATACGAAATTATGTACCTATGAGTCAATCTTAGATATATTGAAGTAATTTGCCCACCAATTTCTGACTGGTTCAGATGATGGCGTAGTATTGGTTGTTGATGGGTCTGGGTTTGCAATTAAGTCTCTCCATCCACCCTCTCCATTAGTACCTTGCGTACCATGAGATTGGAGTTCCATTTCTTCTGCTTGAGTTGTATACCAAATAGGTGCTGTCATTCTATCTGAACCTTTTTCATCAACATTTGCTGGATGAACACCATGAAAGTGTTTCATACTTTCAAAGATTACACATGTCCCTGTTTCTGGTTTACATATATTTCCATCTTCAAAATATGTTTCACCCCCCTCAAAGTCATCATTAAGATACAAGATAGATGCAAAATCAGTATAAGGAACTACATTGATAACATCTTCTTCGTTATCCATAAACTCTAAAGGAGTTCCTTTTCTTGCTTCTATTGGAATTTCGTAAAGTGGTTTTGCCATAACATCAATATGCATTGCTTGTTCTTTACCAGCGGGCCACCACATAAGTTCGGATTGTTCTGGGTATGCCCTTTTTCCATAGACTTTCCAAATTTCTGATATGGCTTTGTATTGATACTCTGCCATGATTCTTTTGATTTCTAAATTACGAATATTGACTAATGGTATTCTACGACCATTATATTGTTCAGATGCATCATCATGCGTCATCAAATGGAAATTAATCCTGTGATACTTTATCAGCTTCTTGCACTGTTCCTTCGTCAGGCAATTTGGGATTGTTGCGATGATGTTCTCTGGCAAATTGTATAAATTGCTCTTTTGCTCTTTCATATTGCTTTTCTCTTTTCTGTTTCTTTTTCATTGCTCTTTCTAATTTTAATCTAGAGAGATAATCTATAAACAGAATACCCTGTAAGTGGTCATACTCATGTTGAAAACATCTACATGTCATTCCACTAAATTCTAATTCTTTTAATTCTCCATGTTCATCTTGCCATCTTGCACGAACCCAACTAGGTCTTGATATAGATGCAAAAATTCCATCACAGCCTGGTGTAAGACATCCTTCTTCCATTAATACAGTATCTTCTGATACTTCTAATATCTCTGGGTTTGCAATAAACATAGATTGTTCTTTATTTTGTCCTTTCATTACAAATACTGAACAGTCATAACCAACTTGATTTGCAGATAATCCTATACCACCATTATCAAACATTTCATCTATTAATTCATTTCTTAATTCAATAGGGTCTTTAAGTGGTTTATCAAAATCAAAAAATTTAGTTTTAGTTCTTAATAGTGGATGGTCTTTATGTAATAGTTTCATTATTAGTCGTCTGTTGGAAATGGAAAAACATGTTTGTGGTCAATCCACTCATACCAACCAGTAGCAATATACTTTATATTACTCAGTGGTGGATTACCTCTATGCATATGTGTAAAGGCTGCAGGCCAAATTAAAAAATCTCCAGCTTTAGGTTTATATCTTTTCTTTTGGTGTAAAAATTCTAACTCTCCACCATCTTCTACATCATTTAAAAACAATGTCCATGCAAGGACTCTACGAGGTTCTTCAGCATCAGTTTCACAATGCCATATGTGATACCCTTCGCCTGGAAGAGTTTTTTGGATTTTACAAGAAAGTGATTGTGGTCTTCCGAAGCCTGGAAACATCATGTTATAATTTTCTAAAAGACTACCATTGATGTATTTTAAAAATGGATTAAAACTATGGTCTCCCCAAAGTTCGTTAGTGGGATGGCCCTGAGAATAACCTATAGATATAGCATTATCTGCTTTTGCTAAAAAATTTGCATCCTCAGACTGGCGTCTGTTACTAGTAGCTTTAATACTTTCTACATATTCATAGTAATCTAAAAACTGTTGAACATTTTCTGGTTTAAACCAATTTTTATAAAGACCAATGAATTGATGAAATTCACTTTTTCTTTCTTCTTCTAGTCCTTCTAATTTTTCGTGTTCGTCCATATTTCACTCCACACCCTGTCAAACTCATTAGGGTCTTCATAATATTTGTTTATGTTGTCTACTGGTTGTGGTATTTTCCTTGTAACTAATCTATCCATATTGACTTTTTTGGTTGTATCTAATCCTACAGCTTCAATAATGGACTGTGGATTACTAACTAGGTCTTCATATGCAATCCAACCATCTGTAACTGGTATTGAATTAGTTATGTATCTTGCTACAGAAGCTTTAAAATCTTCTATGTTTTTTCTTACTATTTCAAGTCTACCAACCAAAGTTTTTCTCTTATTAAGTATATAGTCTGCACTTGAATCATCAAACGCATGAAAAGATTTAATTCCAGCAACGAATGCTAATTCTAATGATACATACCATGCTTTAATATCTCTTCTATACAATGTAAATACTTTATATCCATACTTTTCTTTTAATAGTTCTGGTTTTACATAATCAGATTCATTCCAGACATTTGCACTTGTAATCGGTATTTTTTTACCACTTTCAAGTAACCCAAAAAACTCGTCTGACATTTCTTGAAAGTTACTACCAAATGGATGTTCTATACCATGATTATCTAAACTTACTCCAAGAAATGGTTCTAATGGATTTTTTATTTCTTTAAAATAAGTTGGTAACTCTGTACCATGTAATGCATTTACTATTGCACTAAGGTTTGCTTCTCCATCTTCTTTAGATAATACTTTTGATTGTATAAGATTGTTTATTATTAATTGTATTGCTAAATAAGAGCCTGTTCGTGCATGTGTATTCAATAAAATCATTTTGAATTTTGTACTCTGGAAAAGTTTTTAACTTTTTCAAAAGTCATAGTGTGTCTAAACTTTTCAGTAAGTACATCCCCTTTATGTGATATAATAAATGTGTTAGTATCACCATCTAGAGTATGCAGTATCTTTAAGAATTCATCTGTTCCACCTTCATCAAGTGAACTATCAAATACTTCGTCTAATACTAATAGATTGGTGTTAACACTGTTTTTAAGTTTTGCAACTGCTCTCCATGTAAACAATAATGCAAGGTCAATTCTCATTTTTTCACCTTCACTAAAGTTTGCATATGAGAATGCATCACGATATCTTGACTTAATAGATTCATTAAAACCTTCGTCAAGATTAAACTGTACAAAGAAGTCCATAGATGCAAGATACTTATTAATTAACTTATTCATAATAGGTAAGTATTGTCTTATGATTTTAGTTTTAATACCACTATCTTGTAATAACAAAGCTGCAATATCATAATAAGACCTTTTGTCTATAAGATTTTCTTTTTCTGTATTGTGTCCTTTTAAAACTTTTAGTTCTTTATTAAGTTTATCAGAATCGTCTGTAACACTTTCAGATTTTAACTTTTCTATTTCTGTATTTATTTTTGTGATGTATTGATTAGACGCAGAAATTTCATTCTGTTTTTGTGCAACTTGTCTGTTGAGAGTGTCGACCTTGCTTTGTATTTCCTCAATCTCAGATAGTCGTTTGTTGATGTCGATAACATTTTGTGATAATTCGTTGATTGCTTTATCGATTTCTGTGACTCTCTCTGTTGTTGTTTGGATTTTTTCTTGTTTAAAGTCGTCTTCCATATCTCTGTGACATGTTGGGCATTCGTCTGTATCCTCATAGAATTTTATCTCCTTTGTACCTCTAGTCCTAGCATCATTCAATTGTTTTTCTAGTTCTCTGGTTTTGGTTAGTTTTGATTTTATTTTCTCACTATCCGAAGTTTCATTCTGTAAAGACTCAACATCCCCTAATAACAAATTACATTCTTCTTGTAGATTGTTAACATTGGTTTGAGCTGTTTCAACACTTTCATTAAAATCTTGAATCTTTTGTCTACGATTATCACCAAGAGACTTGATGTGTTTTTTGTAGGTTTCGATTCTATCTTCTGAAAGTCGGATTTCATAATCCAAGTCATGAAGTTCACTTTTCAATCCTGTCATTCTTGTTTTTAATAAACCATTCATAATAGAAAAAATATTGATATCAAGAATGTCTTCTATAATACCTCTTCTATCTGATTGATTCATTTGCATGAATGGAGTGAATGATGAACTACCTAAAATAACTACTTGAGTAAATGTCTTGTAGTTAAGTTTTAGGATTTGTTTCTCAAGTTGTTCTTGGTAATCTCTCATGTTTGCATCTTGATTGATAATCCTATCATTCAAGAAAATTTCAAACACATTTGGTTTTGCACCACGAACAACTCGATACTGCTTTGACCCAATTGCAAACTCAACCTCGACAACCATCCCTCTTTGGTTGACTGAGTTGATGAGTGAGTTTTTGGATACTTTACGAAATCCTTTACCAAACAATCCGAAACATAGTGCATCTAACATTGTAGATTTACCACTACCATTTTCTCCTAAGATAAGAGTTGCTTTTCGATTGCCCAGAAAAATTTCTGTAAACTGGTTACCTGTACTTAATAAATTTTTATATCTTACTGCTTTAAATTTTATCATGAAACATTATCTAGGGCTTCTGTATATAAAGACCTAACTATATTTTGTAATTTCTCTTTGTCTTGCGATATCTCCATCGTTTCTATATGTTTGGATAATATTGTTAATGTGTCTTCTGCATCTTGAGCCATTTCTTCATCTGACATATCTCCCAGATTACCATGGTCTTCAACAATTTTAAAATCAATTACATCTGCCTTTGCAAGTTTTTCTATAAACAAATCAAACCAATATGGATTCTCTTTATTAATAACTATAACTTTTGTAAACATATTTGTTAAATGTGAAAAGTCCATTGCAAGTATTTCTTCTTGAGTTAACTTTGTATCATCATAAAAGATTTTTTCAAACATACGAATAGGGTTTTTTATCTTTGTCATTTCTCTAGTATCTGTATCAAAGATATGAAATCCTTTTACATCACCATAGTCTGACCATGTAAATTCCATTTGAGAACCTAGATAGGTAATGTTATCCATAGTAGAACCAGTATGAAAGTGACCACTGTATACATGTTCGAATCGTTTAAAAGTTTCTTTTGATGTTCCATGTGAAGAATAATAGCCGGGCATCATAATTGCACCTTCGATTTCTAAATGACCCATTGCAATTTGACCATCGGTAAATTGTAAATGTTCCATAGTGTCTTCTAAATTATTTTTATGTATCCAAGGAATCAAACAAATCTTTAATCCATCATAGTCTTTAGTAATTGTGTCTTGATAGATTGTAATGTTATCATACTTTAATAATGCATCACATGAGTTTACTTCACTGGTGTTTTTATAATATAAGTCATGATTACCTAATGTTAAATCCATGGTCATATCATTTGCAATAAGATGTTCTATAAAGTGTTCTTTGTTTCTTTGTAAAGATAAGAAGTTGATACCAGTTCGTTTATCGAAATAGTCTCCTAAGTGGACGATGTGTTTAATATCATTTTCTACACAATATGGAAAGAAAACTTCTTCATAGAATCTTCTCATATATTCGTGAAAATGAATACTGTCGTTTCTGACACCAGCATGGGTATCATTTAAAACTGCAAATTTCATATATTATTTTGTCATTAAGTCGATGACCCAGAAGTTAAACAACATGAATCCTAGTGTTCCAAATTGTAATACACTTGCAATTGCTACAAATGTTAATGCTCTATCAGCCCACCACTTACCTTCTGTTTCTTGCCACTTTTTTATTTGTTCTGGAGTTGCCTCTTTGTATGTATAAGATTTTTTCTCCATTATTTTTTCTTGGTTGGATTAAAATATTTTTCTACCCCTACTGGTCTACTAT